ATGGTTGGCCGAATTTGGACACTTGATTTCTATCGCGCCATCATCCCCGACAAGGCCATCCGGCGAAGCGCCAGCGCGTTCAATCGTTGGGTGGGATATATACCCCACTTCATCGACCATCACGTCCTTGGCTTGCTCATACGCCGCCCGAGCAAATGATTCTTGCATTGTTCCCCATTTCATGGCGTCGTTGGTAAAAGATTCTTCAACCGTCCCGGTCAATCGTTCGCAAAGCAATTGAGACAAATAATTGGCGCGGGATGTGGAATAACCTGATTTGGTTTTAGCTACGATGTCAGAAATGCGCGAAGCCGTGACGTTGCCGCATCGGGCGGCGAACCACTCTGGTGAACCTTGAATCATATTGCTGCTTTTTTGCGGTCTTTAAGGTCGAGAATTTGGTTTTGAAGTTGGATATTACCGCCAGCAAATTTGAGCGCGGCAAAGTAAGCCGTTTTTAATTCATCGTGCGTTCGTGCGTTTTCCATATTTGCAAGGTATGGCGTCAAGTCGGCCAATGATGGTCCGCCGCTGACTTGGTGGTTGTCGATTTCCACGTCGATGGCTTCAGTCGGAATGCTGAATGCTTGAAAACAGGCGTATTTGTAAGCCGTGGACATTGCTTTGTTGGTGGCCTTGTCGGACGAATCCATTGCTTCACCAAACGTTTTGACGATGTGTTTTGAACCATCTTCCACGCTGACGAAATCGAATTCGGCTTCCACGGTGACGTAAAAAAGAACCTTATTGCTGGCGCTGACCCGTTCCGCGCAGGTTCGGTTTAAGACTCGCGGCAAGATGCAAAGCCCATGTTTTGGCAGCAATTCGGCCAAGGCGTTATAAACGTCATCGATGCCCCGGAAATGGTAGATTGAACCAGAATCGGTTTTGCGGTTTTTGGCGATTCCACGCACCGACAAAGCGGCTTGAACGTCGCTGATTGCTTTATAAACTTTCATTGCCGTGTCCCCGAATAGAATTCTGATTCGCAAAGGTCATCCAAGCGCATGAAAGCGTCCATTAATGGGTCTTTTGTGGCCTTGACCACATCCGCGCTGGCTTGATTCAGCAAACTCATTGTGCTGGCGATAAGCTGTCGGGCCACGAATGGCGTGATGTCTGAATCTTCAATTTGCCGAAGTTGGCTTAAAACGCCATAAAGCGTTCGGTTCGTGTGGTCCATTGTCATGTCCTGTTTTATTGATGGGACCTTCATTGTATAGTAAACTGAACGGATGACAAAAGAAATTGCAATTAAATTGGCAGGTGGGTCGAACGCATTGGCGCGACTGTTGGGCATCACAAACGGCGCGGTTTCGCAATGGAAGGCCATTCCAAAGGGTCGGCTTTACGACTTGCGGAACTTGCGGCCCGAATGGTTTTATTGATATATAATTTTTTGAAACACGGCTAGGTTTGAAGTCATGAGCAAACCGAAAAGCGAGCCTCCCCGCCTGCCGATTGTTTCTTGTTAGTGGAGGACAGCGAAGGAAAATTATGCTTTTACAGCCTAAAAATTGGGCGGCTTTTCAACATTACAAAGACCGTTCACCCCCTTGGATTAAATTACATCGTGCGTTGTTAATTGACCGCGAATTTATGTGCTTGCCACTTGCTAGCAAGGCGCTTGCACCTATGCTCTGGTTGCTTGCAAGCGAGGCAAAAGATGGAATTTTTGATGCAAGCAAGGAGGAATTGATTTTTCGATTGCACATCAATGATTCCGAATATGAAAAAGGGATTAAGCCTTTGATTTCAAAAGGCTTTTTCATTGTTGCTGACAAAGTGCTAGCAGAACGCTTGCACGATGCTATACCAGAGACAGAGACAGAGACAGAGAGAGAGGCAGAGAAAGAGACAAAGACAGAGACAAAACTCGCTGTCGCGTTTTTTGTTCCCGAATGGATGCCACTTGAAACATGGCAAGAATTCATTTCAATGCGAAAGCGTATCAAAAGACCACCCACAGATTACGCGCTAAAACTGATTATTGATAAGCTGGAAAAGTTCAGAGCAAAAGGCCAAAACATTCAATTGGTGTTGGAAAAATCCATCACTAGCGGTTGGCAAGATGTTTTTGAAATAAAAGAAAGTCAAAATTTAAGCAAGACAGGCCAAACCAATCAAACGGTCATGTCTGGATTAACCCGCGGTCTTGTTGGAGGTGGCTCAAATGTCAAATTATTGTCCCGATGATTTTTGTTCGCCCGATGAAGGGTTGGATTACATTTTTGTTTACATGGGAAGCGTCTACGGCGCATCGTTTAATCGACATTGGGAAGGCATGGAACTCGCAATGGTTCGGGATGTCTGGAAAGATGTTTTGGGTCGATTCTTGACCTACAAGCCAAGCCTTGATTTTGGTTTGCGGCAAATGGACGCTGATTTCCCGCCAAGCGCGATTAAATTTCGCAATATGTGCAACGCTGGACCCGAAATTCCGGTGAAGCCAGTTCCGCAAATCGAACGGCAATCGACTGTTCACGAACAAATCAAAGCCGCGGAAGCCAAAGCAAAATTGCGGGAATTGGTCCAACAAATGAAAATGAAGGTATGACCCGCCAAGAAGCCAACCGTATCTTGGACAAGCTCAAGGACGGGCAACCAATACCCCAACACATGATTGAAATGGCACTTTTAGAAACCGAAGACTATGGACAACACAAAATTGGAATTTATGCGGCAATCGGAAGCGCGGGAATGGAAAGCGCGATTCGACAAGAAGGCCAAGGAATTGGGCCGCAATGAGGCGATTGCTTGGTGGAAGGACACAATAAGGGAAATCGAAAAAAAGCGCGGCAAAACCGAAGCCAACGCCCTTATTGAACGAATCACGCAATTAAGGACGCGCCGGATATGACTTTTTACGTTGGACAGGTTAAAAAGAAGTGGTCGAAAGATTGGCGAACCGTGGTCATGAATGCCGAGTTGTTGGATGCCGCCGTATCAAAAACGCTGGCGCTGGCAATCAAGGACGAAACGATGGCCCGTGTTTTCCAAGCCAGCGATGAACGTTGGGACGAAATCAAAGTGGTTTTTTTAAAAGGAGACAAAGATGGACGATTGGACGCCTGAGATGGACGAAGCAATGAAAAACATTTCCGCAAAAGCCAACAAAGAACAAGTCGGTGGCATTCATTACGTCGCCATGAAAATTCAACCTTGGGAAGTGATGGAATCCGTTTTGACCCGTGACGAATTTATTGGGTTTCTCAAAGGCAACGTAATCAAATACAGCATGAGACAGGGGCGCAAACCCGACGCGCTGGATGACGCCGAAAAAGCCCATCATTACCGCATGAAGCTCAAAGAAGTGTTGGACCAATGAGACGCGCCGCAAAAGTAGACCAAAATCAGAACAGAATCGTGGACGCTTTGCGTTACGCTGGCGCTACCGTTCAATCACTTGGGCAAGTTGGTGGCGGTTGTCCTGATTTGCTTGTTGGCTATAAACGGGTCAACATCTTGATGGAAGTCAAGGACGGGGACAAAGTGCCAAGTGCGCGTTTACTACGCGAAAGCCAAATGACTTGGTGGTCAGAATGGTCCGGCGCAAGGCCATTTTTGGTGGAATCCGTGGACGATGCCCTGCAAGTTTTGAAGAAAATTAGGGAAAATACCTAGTTTTTTTTAAATAAAATCTTGAACTGTTTAGAAATCTAAACTAGAATCCATCATCGATAACACAAAACAGGAAATTATGAACACACAAATGCTTCAACGCGCACGTTGCAACTTTGACCGCCCCGACATCGAGCGCCACTTGGTTCGGCACAATATTCGCGCATGGGTTCGGTCGGTCCGAATCCTTGGCGACAAATGGCTTTTGGCACATCAAATCACACGATTGGAAACAAAATGATTCTGGAAAAAATCTTGGACTACGGGTTGGCGGTTGTTATTGCCGTGTTGTTGGCTTGGTTCTTGGCGGTGGCTTTGGTATGACTGACGAACAAATTGCTAAACTATATGAACAAGCCTTGGTTATTGAAAGCAATGGTGATTATGTTGCAGGTGAATTGAATCCTGCAAAGTTCGCCGAGTTGATTGTTAGGGAATGTATTGAAATTGTGAAACCATGTAAGTGTGGATGCTGTGTTGGAGAGCCCGAGGGCATTATCACCGACACTATCATTAAACAGATTAAGAAACATTTTGGAATTGAACCATGACTGACGAACAAATCATTGAGATGGCTAAAAAGTCGGGAATTCCAATCGCCAATGTTCCTAATCTAGCATTTGGTCGACTTGAATCAGGCGTTGAATTGCTCAAAACTTTTGCCAAACTGGTAGCACAGCATGAGCGTGAGGCGTGTATTGAAATTGCTGAAAAGCAACGCTATGCCATGCTTATTAGCTTAACTTCGCACCCTGCACAAAACGGTACAGCAGTTGGAATTGCTAATCAAATCCGAGCAAGAGGTAAAGCATGAAATTCCGCAAGAAACCAGTGGTCATTGAAGCAATACAGTGGTTCAAGATGGGCGACCACCCCGCCGTAAAGAAACCATCTGTAAATTGGGACGACGGCGAATGTGGCTGGATTTACACGTTAGAGGGCGGCCACATCGTCACCCCCGGCGACTGGATAATCAAAGGCGTGAAGGGTGAGCACTACCCATGTAAGCCAGATATTTTTGAAATGACATATGAACCAGTAGATGGGGAAGCATGAACCATCAATTCTTTTATCGCGGTTTGGAATGGGATATTTATTACGAACCCGGCGAACCAGCAACACGCGACGAACCCGGCGACCCCGGCGAATGCTATGTTGATTGCGTGACATCGTTTGGCAATGAGGAAATCACGGACATTATTACCGAATCAGCAATGGACGACGCTTGCTATGCGTTTGTCAAATGGATGGATAAAAGACGATGACTTGGCCGTTTCCAACTAAACCATTACCCAACAAACCGGGTGAACCCAAATTCAACCCCGACAACTTTGAGGAAGCACCGCTATGAATAAAGACGAAGCCCCAGATTACTTTTTCTGTGAGCGAACATTGATTAACTCGTTGGAAGATACAAACGTAAGTCAAAAAATTCAAGATTCGCATCGTTTTGCATTGGCAATTACTGGGCACTATCAACAAGCATTTAA